TTTGACCTGACAAGGGTTTAAACTCTGCCGATACCCCAAAGTCTGCGATCATAATAGCCCTTTCAATCGCAGTCTCGACAGCCATTATTTAGCTCGCGTTTGTACTGGCTTTGATTTCTTTTTTGGCGTATATGGAATCACTCTCGAAAGGTTCATCATATCATTAGCCAGTTGAAGATCGTCGATGTCAACAGTGTCGCCAGTTTTATACTGCGTGCCGCGAATCACAACGCCTTTGATTACTTCGTATTTCATTTTTTACCTCCTAATAGGGGACGTTACCGCCCCCTTTTAGTATCGAGCTACTCTGTTATGCACTACCCAAACAGAAGCTTACTGCATGACGAACCGCTACGTCTACGCTCTGTAAAGCAACAATGCGTATTGTACCCGTGTTGGATGCAGTGTAAGGATCTACGGTAATGTCAACACCTCCAAACATTCCAATCAACAGATCGCTAAAGTTACCGAAATAAACTTTACCAGCCGTCGCTTGATTGCTCACAAAAATCGGATACCCGTTGACAGTATTACCTGGTTGCTCTACAACAAATTGTGCTGTATTACTCGCTTTCTCTGTTGTCTTCAAAGCTCCATATTGAGCAGGGTTTAAGATGTAAGCTAAACTCGTTCCAATCAAAGCATTGTCTGCTGCAACAAGCGTTTCCATATCCACTACTTCAGCAAATGTTGGATTCGTTCCAGCAAATGACTTACCGTTAATACCAGAAGTGTTGCGAATCCCAGTAGGATTACCACTTGATCCAGAACCTTCTAGTCCAGCAGCGTCAATCGCTAACGCCATAGCTTGAGTAAGATCATCTCGTATAAGATTCTCAACATCAAGAGAGGATTGAATCAACAAGTTTCTAGTAACATCAGTAAAGGCACCCAAAGTTTGCATCGTCATTGTGACTTGTCCAACAGTCATTTCTGACTCAGATACCGCTGCACCTTCGCTACTAACAAAAGCTGCCGCTGCTGCTGTTGCTTTTTTCGGGATCTTTACTGGTCCTGTAAGTCCAGTCAACATTGTCGCACCAGCCCTCATAACTGAAGATTGATTACGTAAAACGTCGATGAAATCACCAGCCCTAAAATCATCAGCTACAATAGCTGAATCGTTAGTAACACTTAAATCCCTTGACCAATTCTTCAAAACATCCCGTGGGAGCATAATACCTTGTGCATCAACTCCATACTCTGATGATGCAGCCCTAGATGCTTCTAATTCAAATGCAGCTTGCTCTTGAGCTTTGCGATCAGTAGGATTAGCCAACGCACGTATTGCTTTCACTAGACTAAAGCGTTTGACTTCTTTCTCAGTAAGTCCGATCTCTTGTGAGTTAACAGCCCCTGTACTAGCGATGCTATCCAATACTTGCTCACGAAATTGCTCAATGCCTAATCCATCATTGATCGCCTTTTGTGCAAGATCTATCTTGCCATGACGATTGCCAAGCTCAATAATTTGAGCAGCGTTTCTTTGTGCGGCATTCGTAGCTTCGCTAGTTATCCGCGTTATGTCTTCTTGTGACATTTCAGTTTCTCCTTTTTTAGGTTCATTGTTTGCGGTTGCGGTGCTACGCCCGATTCCTACAGAGTCATCCGCTGGAATAGAAACGATGCTTGCCTCAACAGGTCGCCAAGAGATAGCACGAAACGTGTCTTTATCCCCGTCTTCCCTTTCCATCTTCTTAATAGAATATCCGATAGATACATTACCTTTTATTCCATCCTTTACATCGGTAAATGCTTCCTCTGCAAGCGCACTTCTTCCGAAGCGTACTTTCGCACGTAGTCTACGCGCGTCAGAGTCAAGATTTACAGATTCTATAACGCCAACTTGACGTTTTTGATCATGGTCCATAAGCAGTGGCGCAGTTCCAGACTGCAAAAATTTAAGATCTATAGCATCCATAGAATGCACTAGAACTTCATTGCCGTAATTTCTTTCCACTGGACTTTCACTGGAAATAGACATGATCGCTGTTCGATCTTCTTCATTGATGCTTTTTGGTTTCGCCATTTCCGCTCGATGATACACTTTATTGTCATCAAACTCTTTAACATCAATCTTTATTTGACTTGAAGACAAATCTTTCATCATCATGTCATGATCCTCATCATCGCCATAATGATCTTTCTCTTCATCAATGTGCCCCATAGATTCTTCTTCCACGGGTGGAGCTTCCATCTTCTTTGCAAACGTAATGACAACCTTTTCATCGTCTTCTTCTACGTTCTCTATATGTCGCTCTAAATGTTCTTCCATAGCTCTATCCTTTGTACTCATAGGGTGTCCAGAGGGTAACAAATCTTGGTCATGCTTGCCACTTTTGAAACGACCGTTTCGCAATGCGTATAAATAGGAATTTACCCGTGCATAAGCCCAACCTTCTGGATTTCCCTTCATAGACGGTCTTACACTTTGCGGATTCGTTTTGTATGCTCCAATACCACGTTTAAAGACAGCAATCAAGGTTCTGACATTTGTTCTTTTTGATTTCACATCACCAACTTTTTCGTTGTGCTCTTTTACTTTATTTTGCAAACCTTTAAACACTGCGTCTGATACGCCTTGCACTTGTCTTTCTTCTGATCTATCCATTGATTTAACAATCCTCCTTGACCATGCAAAGCCTGGATCTCCCCCCCACAATGCCCACGCGACCCTGCCTGCACTGGGGTAGCCATCTTCTCCTGGGCGAAATCCTTCCGCTTTTTTATCTACTTCATGGCGAGAAAAAAAGCTAAACATACGCTTAACAGTGTCATCCGATAAATTTTTCCCATTAGAAATGTCACGCGCTCTCGCAACGCCCACCTCCGTCCCACCCCGACCAAACTCAGCACGCCACTCTAGACCTCTCTTAGCTTCTTCGATCATTGCTTGTGTGGGTTTATTCGACATCATCATCCCCAACAACCGCATCAACTGCATTAAAAGTAGCGCCATATGGTTCTAACGCATATTGAATATCAAATTGAGCAGCAACATCTTTATCTCTGGATATCTGTGCCATCAACTCTTCAACGTCTTTGCCATAATTACTTGCTACATCTTGGAGACTCAATACACCATTTTTCAAGCCCATGATCGCTGCATTCATTTCTTTCTGCGGATCTACCCAAGACCAAGACTTACCTCTGAATTGTGCCATCGTTGCGAACTTATCATATTGACGAACTGGTATCCCAAACGAATCGATCTCCATAGCAGAGGATAACCATTCTTCATAGATTGGTCTTACAAAATGATCAGTCAAAAACCTTTGTAAATTACGATAATGATCTCTCTCTTCTAAAGCACCTTGTCGTATACTTGAATAGGATGTTGCTTCCAAATCGTTAGACAAAGATGTATAACTGACATTCATTGCACTTGCTATACCTTTAAGCACTGACTTATGGAAAACATCAAATTCATTGTTTGGATACTGTGGATCAAAGGCTTTAAAGTCAACTCCGTTTGGTAATTGATGGAATGTGCCTGGAGTCGCTTCCATGATAGGCATTTCTCCATCGGCATCGTCCGGCACAAATCCGTCACCGTGAGGACTCGTAAAGAATCCCATCTTGCTTGCTCCAATACGAGCATTTACTATGGAAGCTTCTCTTAATGCCCCAAGTTGTTTAATACTAGCAAGTGCTGGTGCAAGATATGGTTCTCCCCTCGTTTGACCTGCTCTTAGCTTTTCAAATATGTGAATCATCCGATCCGCTGTAATTCTAATATGCTTTGGTGACTTCGCCATTGTTGTGTAATCATAGTCGCCAGGATGATAGGTTAATACGTGATAAGCTACTGGTCTTTTGTACTTATCCAACTCCACACCCATGCGAACTTCATTACCATTGGTAAGCCTTTCGTTCTTTTGCTCATCCACTTGATCAGGTTCGATAAATTCGATTGCGAAACTATCATGAAACTCGTTTGCTCTGTGTTTGACAATAAAGACTTCGCCATCTCTTGCCAAAGATTCAATACAGAGTTTTTGTGCGTCAATCCACGACATCTTGCCATCGACTGTACAATTACCGTTCTTGCCCCAAGTGCGAAAAGCAGATTCCACTCTGTCGTTACCGTCTTGATCTAACTTACCCACGGTATCCAATGCCTTCACTTGCAAGGTAAACCCTCTGTTACCAATGACATTAGATTTCAACAGATTGAGATATCTTTTAACGTATTCATTATTACGCGCTAGATCTCTAGATCTACTGCGAATGGTTTTTAAAGCAGTTCTTAACTCAGAGTCTGGTGATCTTTCCGATGCTTTGAAATCATTGAATAGAAATCCAGTATTCGCTGCTGCATATGTACGCTTTACTACTTGTTTTATCGGCTTACGTCTGAATCTATCGAGTATAGCCATTAGAACCTCACTTGCACTGTCATATTGCCTTTCCTACCCATCTTAGCGCCAAGCACTGCTTTCTCTCTCGTGACCTCGCTCTTATAATAGTTTCTAGCGTCTAACAACTCTTGGAAATCAAGCTTTGTAAGAGATCGTCCCGCAATACTATAACTAGAAACGTCGGAATCAGCTTTACCCTGCAATAAGCTTTCAATCTTTGTAACCATAATCTCAGCATGAGATCTTGGATCGGCGTTGTTGATATCCAAATCAGGTACAACTCTGAACAACCCTCTATCAACGATTACTCTTTCGTTATCGCTGTTTTGAGTTATTTCAAGTTGATAAAAGTATTCTGCTGCGTTAAAGGTGGCTGAAGTAGAACTGGTTACTGTAAATAGGTAATGAGTGGTCTGTCCCGTACCTGAAATCTGTATTTCGTAATTATCAGAACCGGAACTTCTTAGTAAATACTTTGCTGCATAACTAGCTGTTGGATAGTCTGTTACGAGATCTGATCTTTTCCACTGCAAAAAGTCTCCGACAATCAAATCGTCTGGTTCGCCCTCTGGGGCTAGTGTCGCGTCAAATAAATTTGCCATATTACCGCCAACTGTTTACAAATCCTGGCTTGGTTTTGGGTACAAATGATCTTGATTTCACCTTTTTTTCAGACTTTACAGTTACTTTCTGACCTACTAATGAATTTACGTCTACATTTAAAATGGTCAAAGCAGCTATTGCATAAACAAAGCAATCGAGTGCCTCGTTTCTTGGTCTGATCTTCTGGTAAACTCTTTTTTTGTACCCCCTCGTGTATCGGGTCAATACTTTCTCAGCAGTCAACTGCTTGAAATATTCGTCATGTAAACCATCGTGAAAATGGATAAACCCTGGTCCCTCATTGACATTACGCATCCTAGCAAACAGCAAATCTTTCACACTATCTACGCCAATCGGAAACAGCGTACATTTTGCTATGTTATTACGTGATGGTCTGCCAGCGATTGCTTTGCCTTCTCCTCCAACTCCTTTTATTGCAAAAACTCGTCTTCCATAGTTTTTAACACAATAAGAGTATACCGCGTTAGTGAAATGCCCACCACTATCTATACAGGTTGCTCTAATAGGTAAAGATCTACCGTCATTCGTTGAATAGTTAACAAAAAGTTTTGCATCTAGCAGATTCCAAAGTTGGGGTGTCGAAGGATCACCATACAATGTTTCATGCTGCACAACCCATGATTCATCATCTTTGCCCCAGCCAATAATCGATAGTTCCAAACGATTATTTTGAACATCTACTCCACAAGTTAGCAACAACACTTCCTCTGGAATGTGCTCCCCATAATGCTCTCTTCTATCAGCTAAAGAAAAGTCATCTATGGTTTCCCCTTCGTCTTCCCAGGTTTGCGCTAAATAAGTATTCGTCCACACTCGCAACTGTTCTGGATTCTTCTTGACTTGCAAAAACTCTCGCGCTCCATCTGATAGGTTTGTCCATGGCGAGTACAACCCGTTAATAGTAAATCCAGCAATACCATCAAACTCTTTTTCAGCTACCCATTCACCATTTCGCACAGACCATCTCCGATCAGAATCAGTCCAAAGCACACCACAATGTTCACATGAATACTTTGCTGTAGTTGTATCATCTTCTATCCAATTTACATTGTGCCATGTTAATTTTTGCTTACTTTTGCAGTGCTTACAAGGGACTTGATAATATCTTTGATCAGATCGTTCAAAAGCTTCTTCAATACGACTTGCTCCTTTGTTAGTGGGCGTAGATACCATTACCAACTTTTTATTCCAGAAAGTAGCAGATCTTTTACGAGCAAGAGATATCGGATCACCTTCGCTGCCAGCAGACATAGGATATCGATCAACCTCATCACAAAGTACTAGACGAATGGGTCGAGAACTCAAACCGCTGGGGCTATTTGCACCAACAAGAGATATTGATCCACCAGGGAATATTTTATGCAGGGTCGTATTGTTGGCATCCCTTGCCCTGGGATCTTTTACTTTGTCACGCAGACAAGGTGTTGCTCGTAATAGTCCATTGGCAACTCTGTCTTTAGAGAAGGTCTGTGCCATTTCTAAAGTAGGCTGCAAAACTAGAATCGGGCATGGTTCAACGTCAATGTGAAATCCAATGACATTTAAGATTGCTTCTGACTTACCCAACTGGGCACCAGCCATAACAACGACTTCTTTGACGTTTGGATCGCAACAAGCATCCATGATACCACGTTGATACTCTGCTCTACTTGTATGCCAACTGCCAGGTTCTGAGCTACTCTGCGAGTCTAGCCGTCTTTTTAGGTCTGCCCACGCGCTTACGCTGAGTTTTATTGGCGGTTTGAGAAGGTTTATCGCTTGCTTTAGGTTGTTTAGCAATAGATCCTGTTTGGGTTGCGTTAAAGCTTGGCTCATACGTTGATAATTCTTCTAATGCCTCTTTGATCAAATCTTCTATAATGACTTGACACAATCCCGCTTCTGTTTCTGCACACAAGACAGGTGCTGCTTTTGTTGGTATGGAGAGTAATTTTCCCTTGAACGCTGATAGAACGTCTTCCCATGCCAGTATCACATCTTTTGTTACGCACAGTGTACCATGCAATTTTTGTAGCTCAAGCTCGGCAATCTCTGCTTCCGCAGTTACCTTGCGTGTTCTAGCAACATCGTAATCACTTCCTAGCTTTACTCCACCAGTGCTTGGCATGAATCCTCCAGACGCGATTGTCGCACACCAACAAGAAAACAACAAATTAGTTTATTATAATTCTATCTCTAGTGAGATTTCGACGCCCAGATCGGAAGCACA